GGTTGTTCTTTTGGGTCTACGCTCCATTGATTACCTTCGTGATCAAGCGTAAGGTCTTCTTTGTTTGTAAGGTTTAAGTTTCCAGTAGGAAATGAACCAGGCGTTCCAGTATTGTTTTGCTTTTTCAGTGCCAAGACACGAGCTTTTAAATTGGGTGCGCCAGGAAGACCACCCATCCCATTAATGTCTGGAGCCATTATAAGTACTGATCCCTAAGTTTTTCATACTCATCTTGTTGCCAAGATCTTAAACGAATTGTGTGCAAGTTCCACCAGCAAAGTCCGGAAAATACAGCGCAAACAAGCAATAGCAGTATTTGGATAATATCACTGAGCATTAGATAAACCCGTCATCCTTATCTTTGTCCATCCACATTGGTGTCCAAGGTTTAGCCTTATGTGTTTCCGGGCAAGTTACAGGAAACTCACGCCACATAACACCATACCTGAATGAGTCTAGCGCGTGGTCAGACTTTGTCCCTGCATCAAGGTCTTCAGGATCACGCGGGTCAGACATGGCAACTTCTAGTTCACGTATTAGATTAGGGCAAGTACTACGCAATATACGTATCCTTGGGTAGACAACACCATTGGTTACACGTTTACCAGCAAGCCATTCCATAACTCGCCGCCAGCCAGCCTTACGGTCTTTTACAGCCCTTACGCAAGGCAAGTTGCGTCTCCACCATATCTCGACTGGATACTCTCCAATACGTTGGTCTCCTCGCTCAGGAGGAAATGTATTAGCCCAGTCAAACGCTATAGCCTCAAGCTTAGTGTTCCATGGCCCGTCCAGGTTGTTCTTGCTAACCGGAGATGCGTACCCTCTTGTCTTTAACTTCTGTATGACATCTTCAGCTTGTTTACTTGACACGCGGCCAGCTTCGTATATCTCGTCAAAAACGTAAATGTCTTCGTTCTCATCTGACGCATAAAACAACGTAGCAGCAGGAGCTGCTGTTCCAAAGTCATGACTAGCCCAGATACGCCACCAAGGCTTGATGTCCATCTGATCAACAACATGCCATGGTTTACCTGTTGAGTCAAACGGTTTAAAATCAGGAAATAATCGACCACCTACTCCAACTTCGTGTTGACATTCACGTAAGAACGAAATGATTCCGTAATCATCGATCTCACGCTGACAAACTTCAAGATTTTTGTGAACCCAGGTTGGAGTACCACTTGTAATTTTGTACCCAGTACGTTTATCTTCACGTTCAAACGGTTCGTATGTTAGGCCTTCTAGCGCAGGAACAATAGGTGACTGAACGCGGTGCTGAAGCATGTCAAGTTCACCGGACAACGTCTGAGCCATTACGCTATTAGCGTGAATCTTATTCTGTACAAAAACTATCGCACAGTCGGTAGATTTTGCTGGCAGGATAGTCTGTGTGATTGTTGCAATCTTTTTCTCAACGCGATTAACACTGTCATCAAGCTCATCAATATCATCCAAAATGATGAAATCAGGACGAAGGTGATCAAGCTTAACACCGCGAGCACCAGTGTCCAAGCCGAACGCAAGCACGTTGAAACCGTTTGCAGTGCGGAGTTTTGACGCATTCCAACCTTTACTGAATCCATAACGGTTAAGAGCCCTCTCAATCCCGCAGCGCTCCATCGTATGTGCTATGTCAGATACGTGGCGGTCAGCTGCTTCCTGAGTACTACAAACGTATAAAAGAAAACGACGTGTACCTTTAACGGCTATACGAGCAGCAATATGCTCCATAGTAGTAGACTTGCCACCACCACGAAACCAGCACTCAATGAGAGCCGGTGGAGGTGTACCTGGGCTAATGCTTTCAGCCCACTCCCACGCACGTTCGTGATGAGTGCCCATCTCTGAGGACATTGCGTGTGGTGCAAATGTACGCAGCCAGGTTTTGTAATCCAACGATGCGCCGTCTATTGGGAAAGCCTTACCACTGTCGTAGTCCCCCGTTTTTATTACTTCACCAATCTGTGCATTGAGTGCTTCTAGTAATGCAACCGCCAATGGTTTATCTGACTGAGTAAAACGCCTAAACTCTTTTGGTGTTGATCTATACGCTTGGGACTTGGACATCTGTCTCACCTACAATCTCAGCGTCTTGGATCTCAACCTCTTGATCAGCATGATGCATACGCAGTAACTTATTAATACCACTCTGTATCGCAACCAATTCGTCTGCATCGCGAATAGATGTCTTTACAACTTCTACAATCTGCATAACCAACATGAATGCTTGATCTGCTTCCAGTGTGTATGCCTTAGTTTGCATAATTCGTTGTTCAGCTTCAACCAAGTCAGATCGACGAGCAATAAGTTCAATAACGTCTTTACTCGCAGAATATTCATCCATGCGTTCGTTTAGCAAATCACCAATCTGCTCGAACGCATCAATAAAGTCAGGACTACCTAGTTTTGACTTAGCTAGTGAATAAGCAGCTTCAACTTTACGATACTGCTCAAGGCCTACGCCTTCAGCAGCAGCTTCAGCGCGTGTGTCCATTAACGCTGTTATGTAGGCAGTGTCATCTCGAAGGGAGAACAAGTCAGGGTCATCTCGATAGTTGTCTACTTTTTCCAGTAGATCTTTACCAATCCGTTTAAACCGCTTGCGTTCTTTTTGAAATAGATGAGCTAGATATTGTGGTTTCTCTAATTTCTGTAATGCTTGTGATCCGTGTGCTGCACAATATTGACTTCCAGATATCGCAGGGCTTTTACAGTTACGTTTTTGATTGCCGTCCATGACAAAACCAGCGCAACATTTGACGTATTTGCCAAAAGCTTTTCGGTACAACCCATCTGCACGTTCAATGAACATAGGGTCATCTACGTTTTGCGAGTCTATCATCACGCAAGTATACTACCTGCATGCCTAAGTACGCACCCGATCATTACCGTAACCATGAATTCCCAGTCGTTATAGTAGCAAGAGCCTGGAATCTTGGGTTTGAGTGATTTACCGCACTCAAGTACATAGCCAGAGCAGGTAAGAAACTAGGAGAGACGGAAACTGATGACCTAGTTAAATGCATTTGGTACATTACGTTCTACATAACGCAAGACACAAAAGATGCTGACTGGCTAGTCGCAAAATTACTAAAGCGAATGGAAAAAACGGATTAGAAACCTTTTTTGGCTCTAGCTGCATCCCACGCCATAAGTTGTTTTTTTGCATCTGCCATGGAAAGCGGATTAATCTTACGATTCATTGCTTGATTAATACGGTCCACTTCTTCAAGGCGTTTCGTATTATTGTAACGAGCAATAGCATCATCACCACGAGAGTTACTATTTTTTAAAGCATCAAACAATGGGTTACTTAAATCAACTTGACCACGAGTAGCTAAGGCTCCAAGTGCTGGTATGCCAGTAGCCGCAATGTCAGGAATATTGAAAGTTGCTGCGTTCAACACATCCATAGGTGAAAAACTATCGCTGCCTTGTGCAAATGCTTTATCTCTGTACGTAGGCGCTGTTGGCATAAATCGATTTACAATTTCTTTAATTGATTTAGTGTCGGATAACTCAATTGAGTCACCGTAGCGCATTGAATTAAGTATGTGATTTATTGCTTGATTTGGTAAACCAGCATCTGTTAATTGATTTTTAAAATCAGTCAGAATAAATTCAGCTTTTTCACCACCGTTTGGCTCAGCTAACATTTTGTCAAAAAAACTAGGGTCACGTAATTTTTCGAATCTACTTACTATATTGTCAGACAACTGTGTCCGTCTAATGCCTTCATCGGCTTGGTATGGATCACCAGCAGCTGACGCCATAGTCATAGCTGTACCAAATCGGTTGGCAGCACCGCCAGCACCTTTGTAAAGCAAGCTGTTAAATTTAGCTATAGGGGCAGTTACTTTACCAATAGCAGAAGTTACTGTACCTACAGGACCAGCAACTTTACCCAAAACTTTACGGACAGGTGCAGCTATAGGTTCTACTCGTTCGTTTAGAAACCGTGGGACTTTTGTATCAAAATCGACTTTAGCTCCAGTAATAGTATTACGTACACCAGAGATAGCATTGTCAATCATTGGCATACCTGTTCGGTATGCTGCCCTTGCAGTCTTTGCAGCTTTTTGAGCAGCAGACGCAACTACAGGAGCAGCTTTTTCTGCTGCCCCTGGTAGTCTTTTAGCAATTTGCTGCCCACCAATCACAGCTGTAGCCCCTAGTGCAGGGATCATCAAGTTTGGGTCTAATAGACCTTCTGCTTGACCTTTAAGTAAGTCCAGATATGACGGTTGTTTTGGTGGCATTAACGTAAAGCCCTAGCTTTAAGCTCAGCGAGAGTAGCACCCTTTGGAGCCGCGTTTCCATCACGACCCATCGAGCGATACTCGCTAAGTAGTCTTCCAGCTTTACCTGGATTCTCACGATCAAACTCTTGAGTAACACCTTTAGACTTGTAGTCTTTAAGAGTTGCTTGTTGGTTAATCTCTTTGTCGTATCGCGACATTAGTTTAGATGCTGTATCAGAATCAACTGCGTCACGAACAATCATGCCTTGAAGGTGCTTACGTCCCACTTCACGACCACGTTTTACTGTAGCGTCAAATGCTTCACCAAGATACTCCTCTGGATTACGATTAGCCTTATTATTGCCACGTACTCGATCAGTTAAACTTGGCTGACTTGGAGTTGGTCCAGCAGATGGCCCTTTGCCTGACCCACCACCAGCAGGTGGATAAAGTTGTGCGTCAGGACCATTACCAGCACCAGGAGGAGCGTTACGTCCAGCAATTGTAACTTCTGGAGATGCAGCAGCTGGTTTAGCAGCGGCTTCATTCTCATTACGTTTACGAGTAGCAAGATATGTTAAACCAGCAGCTCCAGCCGCTAGTACACCTGCACCAAGCAATCGACCTTTCAGGCGAGGTGACATTCCCTTAGCAACTTTTGTTGCAGACGCAAAATCGTCAATAGATCCAGTGAGTAATCGTGGACCACTACTTACAGACTTAGCAGCTGATGGAGGTGGAGGTGCGACTTTACGGTATGGAGCTGATCCTCGTGCTTGGAAATTCTCAGGTTGAAACACCAAATCTTTACGACCTGATGTTGGAGGAATAACCGAAGAACGTGGTTGCACCGGAGTAACCGGCATCTCGTATCTTCCACCAGGTATACGACGTTCTGCTACTGTAGGCATGC